ACGGAGATGGGATAGAGCGCGACCGATTCGCCGGCGCGGACCACCACGTCCTCGGCGGTCGCATCGGCCCCGGAGAAGATCCCCCGGCCGCCCAACCTGCGCGAGCAACCCCAATTGTCGTGGGTGTTGAGCCTCGCGAGCGCGAGCGCCCCCGTGAACTGCTTGCAGACGGAGATCCTGCGGAGCGTCTCCGTCGCCGCGAACGCCCCGCCCTCCCAGAGCTTGACCTGGCTGGGCAGGCTCGCGCTGTTCGAGTCATTCTTGGCCGCGGTGATGGCCTGCCCCTCTCCGACCGAGCTGCACCGGGCGAGCCCGAGAAGCGCCTGCTGCTGGACGGTCTGGGTACGGATCTGCGGATAGATCTCGAGCGACGTAAGGGTGACCTTCTTGTTCGACCCGTTCGCGTTCACGAACGCGAGCACGGCGTTCCCGGACTGGCTCGCCCACTTGAGCTTTCCGGCAACCCTGTAATCCGCCATCACCCAGAGACCTCCTACGGGGTCTTACTCCACAGCTCGTACCGCGTAAGCGGCACCACCGCGCCGTTATCCAGCCTCCAGGAGGCCGTGCCGTCAAGCTCCTCGACCATGCCGGAGCTGACCCCATGCTCCACGGAGTAGAGGACGACCCTCTGCCCCGGGCCCGGAACGTCGGACTTCGTCTCGTGCCACATCTCGCTTAGGTCGAGGTGAACTCCATGATCGGGTCGCAGTTGCCGACCGCCGAGCTGCCCGTGTGCAGCACCGTCGCCCCGAAGGTCTCCCGGAGCACGATCGGCTCGACGTTCGTGTCGCCGTAGCCGCTGTTCCAGAACTCCATCAGGTTCGGGATGCACTCGAGCTCGTCGTTCGTGGCCGCGCTGACGGCGGGCTCGTCGTTCGACCACATCCACTTTCGGAAGAGGTCCGAACCGGCAGCCGTCACGGTCGCGGCGTGGGCGCAGAGCACCTGCGCCGGGAGCGACGCAGAGCCCGTGTCGTGCTTGATCGGCGTGACCGCAGTGCCGCCCGACTGGGCGGTCGACCGGCGCAGCTCGAACGTGGTGAGCACGCCCGTCACGCCCGCCGTCTGGTTGTTCAGCACCCACAGGCGGTAGAGCCGGAGGACCACCCCGGAGCCCGAGCCATTGAACAGGCTCAGCATGTGCTTCGACGAGGCGAACGTAACGCCAGCCTGGATCGCAGTGAAGGTCGCGGCCATCAGATCGTCCCGGCGAACAGCCGGGCCCCCTTCGGATTGTGGACGTGCTGGGCGACCACGTAGGTCTTGAGCTGCTCACGCAGCCACGCGAACGTCGGCTCGGCGTAGATCTCCCGCTCCACCCTCTCGCGGTCGATCTTCAAGGAGATCTGCGCCTCCATCACCGTCTGCTCCACGCTCAGCCATTGCGAGAGCAGCTCCGCGGCGAACTGCCACTCCTCGCGCCTCGAGCCCGGCACGGTGTCGGCGCTCTTCCGGATCCGGGGGAGCATCTGGGCGACCAGCCGGACGAACACCGGATGGGGGATGGTGCGCTCGGTCTCGAGGTACCACCCGCGTCGGGCGCCGGGCAGGCCCACCTCGTTCTTCCAGACGAGCTTGCACTTTGGAGGGGTCATCACGCATCCACCTCCGCTCCCGTGATCTTCCCGTCCGGACCCTTCTGGAAGCTGATCTTCCGCTTCAAGAACGGCGCGGGGGCCGCCTGCGGGGTCTGCGCCACCTTGATCTCGTTGTTCACGACGGGAGGAGCCTGCTGGGGAACGTTCACGTTCACCACAGGAGCTGGGGCTTGGGGGACCGAGACATGCACCTCGGCAGGCGCCACCGTGACCACGGGAGCAGGCACCTCCACCCGATTCTCGATCGGTGGCGGGGTCTGGGGGGGCACCTGAACCAGGATGTCGGTACGGATCTCCGGCTTCTGGCTGGCCCGCTCCTTCGCGGCTGCGGCCTGTTTCTCGGCGGCCTCGACGAGGCGTTCAGCCCTGGACTCCTCCCGACGCTCCTTCTCAGCTTCCCGGTCGTCGGCTGCGTGGTCCCGTGTGGCGGGAGCGGGTGATTGGGCCTCAAGGCCGGCGAAGGTCTCCCACGGCACCTTGACGCCGGTCTCCGATTCGATGGCCTTCGCGCGCGCGATCGCGTCGCGGATCTCCCGCTCGCGGGCGGCGACCACGTCCTCCCGCTCCTGGCCCAGCGTCTTCAGGACCGCAGAGTGCGTGCAGAAGGAGCGATCCAGCTTCTTCGCGTAGGCTTCCGCCTCGGCGAGCTGGTCGATCCACGGGAACGACGGCTTGATCCACTCGTGAGCCAGGGCGTCGGGCATCCTGGGGAGCTCCCCGGACTCCATTTTCATCCCGACCCACCACTCGTATACTGGGCGGTGGAAGAATTGCTCGATCAGGAGCTGCCAGCGGAGGAAGGTGACATAGGCCTGCTCGAGCACGGCCCGGCTCTGCGAGTAGTTGGACTTCGTCCAGTCCAGGAGGATGATCTCAAGCGGGAGGCCGAGCGGGAGACCCAGGAGCCGCAGGAACATGGTGAGCGACTGGGGGAAGTCCTTGCCGGGCAGATTGCGGTCGACCCCCTTCACCTCCTCGCCGGGCTCACCGTGAAAAATAAGCGCGTAGTCGAGCTCGGTGATCCGCGCGGCAGCCCGTCCGTCGGTGTCCGCCAGAGTCTCGTCTTCCCGGGACAGGTTGAAGGCGGTCGTCGCCGCATTCTGCCGGTTCACGGAAATCGCGATGCGGGACAGCATCTGCCAGGCGATCGCCTCGCTGTCGCAGACGTCGTTGATCCGGTGCAGCATCGGGAAGGAGGACTGGAGCGGTGGAACCGCCCGGGTCGCGCTCGGCCGGCCAGGCTTCGTGAGGAAGAGGAACTGCTCGGGGGAGTACTTCGCGGCCTTGGAGAGATCGGGGGCCCCGTTCTCGCGGTAGGGCGCAACGTGGTAGGCGGTGGGGCGGCCGTAGATGTCCTTGGAGATGCCGCCCTTGATTCCCGATTTTGCGATCTGCTCGCTCTCGATGAGCTGCACGAGGCCGCGGTCGGTCTTGATGGCTCCGACCTCGCCGGTGGTCATGATTTCCGAGCAGATCATCTGCTCGACGCCCGCGCCCGACAGGATGCCGCGGATCTCCGGGCGCTCCCAGTACTCTCGCCAGAGCGCCTCGGCCTTCAGGTTCCACGCGTTGTCCAAGGTCTTGGACTGCAGGCCGAAACCGTTCCCCACCACGTAGCTGGTGGCCCGCTCGATCATCCCGGAGAAGATCGGATTGTTCCTGGCGAAGTCGCGGGCCTGCAAGACCAGGCGTTCGCGGTCGAACTGAAGATGAAGGTCGCCGCTCCCGGACGGAGACGACCGGCCGTCCCGAGACGCCTCCGACGCCGAGCGGTACCCGGTGGCGGCATAGAAGCCACGCAGGCGCACCTGGTCGACGTACAGGCTCCGGGAGGGTGCCGAGGGCGGACGTGCGGCCTTGGTTCCGGTGGCGGCCAAGACCTTCCGCTTCGGCTTCAAAGCGCCGCCTTCCCGCGCGTCCAGTACGCCCTGGACGTGCCGGCGGCCGACGCCGAGGCGTCGGCTTCAGCCTTCTCCCGACCCAGCAGCTCGGAGAGGTACTCTTGCAGGAGGCCCTTGTCGTGGCTCTTGGCTTCGACCGCGAAGTTTCCGGTGGAAATGAAGTCCGAGACCTCTTGGATGTGAAGTCGCAACCGCTGGATGCGGCCGGTCGTGCCGGTCTCGTACGTGACCCAGTCGCTGTAGGTCCAGGCCGGAGCGGGCAACGCTGTATCCCCTTCCCTCCCGGACCCGGAGCGTCGTGGTCCCTGGGAGGCGAGGTCCCGGGAGAGACCTCGACCTCCCGGAGACCTTCGGCGGTGATCGGCCGCCTACGACACCAGCACAATACCATCTGTCAAGCGGATTTTTCAGACATCTTTTACGGATCCGTAAACGACTAGATCGGGCTCCCGTAGACCTTGAAGGCGTGCCTGCACATCGGGGCCATGCATCGCCGGTACTGGAGTTCGCCGGCGGTGCTCCGCTGTTCGGTGTGCGTGCCCTGGCACCGCGGGCACCTCGCCCTGCTCGGGAACGCGTAGACCGGCACCTTGACCTCCGTGGCCAGACCCGCAGTCTTCGCCTGAACGCCCTTCACTTTCGCCACTGCTTCCTCCTCGCTTCCTAATAGCGCGTCCGGATTCCGCTCCGACACGACACGCTGGACACCTTGAGATCGGTTCTCGGCCCCGGACTCACCGGCCTGGGAATCTCGACGAGCGACACCCCGAGCATCGCCGCCGCGCACCGCGCGTAGGCCGTCGCGTCGAGGTAGTGGTTCTGCCTGGAGATCACGACCCAGCGGAACCCGGACTCCTTGTTCGGCGATTCGTCCGGCTCCCGGACCTCCGCGGCAATCTGGCGCGCGTAGATCCGGATCTGTGGATCCTGGACCGCAGCCCGGAAGACGGTCAGTGATCCCGGGGCCCCGTGCGCGGCCCCGTACCCCTCGTGGACGGCCGCCTTCCACTGGTCTGAGTGAACCTCCACGAGGCGAAGGCCGCCAGGCTGCACGGACACCGCCCAGCCGTCGCCGCCGGCGCGTGCCTCGGTCTGCACCCGCTGCGGACGGAACACTCCGTTTCTCGAGCTCGATCCAAAGCCCTTGCATGCGAGCCAGTGGGGTTCCCCGCTCTCCCTCACGAACTGGTAGACCACGTCCCGCTCCCACCCCGAGTCGACCAGCGCGAGGTCCGGCCGGCGGCCGTCCCACCCACGGTGGACCACGCCATCCCGCAGGGCCCGGAGCGCTGCCAACACCGAGGCCGAGTCCTTCCCTCCTTGGGGATGGGGGACGTCCACAGACCCGAAGTCGACCAAGTGCCCTAGGGCGTCCTTCCTCCACGCCATGAGCGCCCACCAGATCACGTAGCTCCCGACGTCGACCCCGAGGGTGAGCTTGGTCGAGCCTTCAGGTACGGCCCTCCGCTCATGGTGGACCATCTTCCGGAGCACCGTGTCCGCCTCGACCCGAGTCAGGTCCTGGAGGTCGGCCTCGTAGGGTTCCGCCCACACGAACTGTGCGATCGCCTTCTTGTCCTCGGCCTTCGGGGACTGCTCGGCCGTCCACTCTCGCTGCGCGATGTCCGCCATAGTGAGAAGTGGCGAGGCCATCGCGTTCCACCTGAAGCCGAACTTGAGCGTCCTGGGGAGCTCGCCCTCCACGGCGCCTTCGCGCGTCACGCTTTGCCCCTTGGCCACGATCCTCGGGGATCTCATCGCCCTCTGCCGGTCGAACTCTGTCCAGACCTTCTTGCAGGAGGGGCACTGGAATCCAGCCCGACTTCTCGCCTCGAGGACGTCTGGGGCCTCCTGCCACCCGACGAGACCAGACCGCTCCGGGAGCACCCACTCTCCACAATGGAGGCACGGCAAAAAGACGCGTGAGTCGGTGCCCAGATCCACCACCTCCCGGTGGATCCGCCCGGACTTCACCGACATGGTGCACTCGCCGTAGAAGCGCGCTGCAGCCCCGTAAGCCGAGGTGCGCGCCTTGATCTGGGACACCGGATCCGTCTCTCGTGAGGCCCCGCCTGCCTCGTCCATCTTGTCGAGCTCCGTCGCGATCACCACGCGGGCCGTGTACGAGGACCTCTGCTGGTCGCCGCCGCCGGCGCCCATGAAGCGAAGCGTCGCCCCGTTCCGGAAGCGGATGAAGAGGGCGCGGCCTCCGCGGCTGCCTCCACCCTGGAGGGGGAGCAGCCGCTTGTACCTCGACGCCTCGATCGACGGCAGGAGCCTCTCGAGGTAGGCCGCTTGCGCCATCTCGACCACCGGGGCCCCGAGGATCACGTCCTCCTCGACTTCGAACAGGTGGTAGAGCGCGGGCTCCACGAAGAAGATCAGCGTCTTTCCGCTTTGCACGGGACCAGACCCGTAGAACTCCGAGTAGCGGCCGCGATCGTACTCCTCGAGCACCGCCGCCGAGAAAGGCATGAAGTCGCACGAGAACGGCAGCCCTTTCCGCGGGCCGTTCGGGAGGATCAGCTCTTGCTCCGCGAACTCCCGGTGCGTGCGGCGGCGGGAGGGGAGAGATTCCTCGATGTAGTCGAGGGCGAGCGCGGCGTTGCTCACGACGTAACGCCTCCCGCATCCTCACCATCAACCTGAAACTCCTTCTCGATCTGCTTCGCCGCGCCCGCCAGCGCCGCGCGGATCTCCGGCTCCACCTCCGGCCTCACCCGCACGATCGCCTCGAGCTGCGTCCTTAGCGCATGCGCGAGCGCCCGGAGTTGCCGCTTCACGTCGTCCGCCTTCAGCAGCTTCCCCTCCTCGACCGCATTCCTCCGCTCGGCCTCCTCGGCCTTCGCTAGCCGGTAGCGCTCAAGCGCGGGTGAATCCCCATCGCTCTCCGCGAGCCTCCCCTTGTAGAGGTACTCGAGCAGGTCCCACAACTTCACGACCGGCGAGTTCTTCGCGTCACGCTTGCACGGAAGCCCGGACGCGACCCAACGGCCAACCGTGCGATCCGTCACCTCGAGGCGCCGCTGGATCTCACGGGACGTCGCGGCCTGGTCGCGGCACTTCTTCATCCGCGCACGATCCCACGGGACTTTCGCCACGCCACGATGTCCTTGCCCGTCGCGGCCCGCGCACCACTCACCTCGAGGTAGGCGCACGCTGCTTCTACTCTCGCCCTCGGCCAGTCCGGATTTGCTGCGCCCACCAGCTCACGGAAGTCCCGAGCGTCCCCCAAGCCCGTGTTGCATCCGCCGCAGAGCAGGCCGCGCACCTTCCCCGTGCGATGGTCGTGGTCGACCACCAAGCGCCGTGGCTCCTCGGCGTCCCGCCAGTCCCAGCCACAGATCGCGCACCTATGCCCTTGCGCCTCCAGCCTCGCGAGGTACTGGGACTCGGAGATGCCGTACTTCCGACGTAGCGCGAGGTCTCGCTGGCGGGCGCGCCTGGCCTCGGAGCGGCTGCGGAGCTCGGCCTTCAAGGCGTCACGGTCGGAAGACATCGGTTTCAGGCTCCATGCGTGAAAAAGTTGAGGAAGGGGAGGGG